GGGATCACCTCGGTTACTAAAATGACAACTAAATAATACAGCAGTTTCTAAAACAGAACTGAAAAGTTACCAAAAAAGATACGAAATAAATTGACATTTCTAAAATAGTAACTTAATATGTAATCAAGGTTACGAAATCAGTAACTAGGAAGGAAGTGACACGATGCCAAAAATCAATTTATCCTTCATCAAAAAGCGACGCCAAAGTTTGGGGTTAAATCAATCTGAAATGGCTAAACGTCTTGGTATGTCCAGCAAGTCAAACTATTCACGTTATGAAACTGGTATCTATACCTTTGACTCAACCCATGTTCCGCTATTGGCAGCGGCGCTAAAAGTTAGCATGGATTCTCTTTATACCCGAAAGGTTTCTAATTTAGAAACCTTGTCAAATATTCCCGCCCAGCGAGAGGAGGCAGTCAAATGAACGAAGAGCTTAAGCAACACGCATTGCGCATTGCAGAAATATTGCAGGAACAAGGAAATCCGTACCAGCGGATTGAAATTGACGCTGATGGGATTAAAAAGGTCTCCACCGATTGGTCGGAACCAGCAGAGACCTCCAAAAACCCGTCAAAGCTGATCATTAAAGGACATCCATGCGCAATGATCAATGTGACCAGAAATAACGAGTTAATTGCTTCGATAAGTGCATCAGACTGCATTACCGCCAAAGGATTCTTCGTACACTTTGTTGATAACGAGAAAGATGCACGTTTTACAAGCGATGATTAATCAAGGTTGTTGTTAGTAGTGCTGTCTGGCTTAGATGCTGGAGTTTTTAAGCCATGCAGGTTTCTAACGGTGTAGTTTTTATACTCGCCATTCTGTATGGCTTGTACAAACTGAGAACGATTCATGTTCTTTCCGGTGAAGTTGTCATGAAACTTCTCATTACGCCCTGACTTGTTTTCGCTTGTAACGCTGACTCGTTTTGGCATTTTAATCACCTCCCTTCGATGCAATTATCGCACTCGGCGGGAGGCAATCACACAATATTCAGTTTTCAAGTTAAGGAGGTGAGCCACATGGATCGTAAGGACATGATTAAGGATCTGACCACAGATCATCCAGAACACACTGCATCTTATTGGGCAGCATTCGATGACAATACCTTGATGCAAATCATTGAACTAGATCATAAGGAGGTTCAACGGAACGTCTCTGATCAACTTGCTATGGGTTAATCATAGCCTTCTATAGCATGAATCAATATCCACCAATATTTCATCTTTTAAAGGAAGTGGAACGTATGAAAGCAACAATTAGTAGCCCTTTGAATAGGTTCGCTACTAGAACCAACACGCCCCAGAAGGTGATCGCTTATGCAGCAAAATTAGGGCGCTCAACGATCAACAACTATTTTCATGGAACTCCCATTAGAGCAAATGAGGCTACTGACATTGCCAATTCGATGAATGACAGCGAACTAAGCTATGAAATGGCTAACTTGTTTCTAGGAATCCCTAAGCTGTTTAGCGGTGACGGAATATACCACGATTTACGCGGGCTTTTATTCACCGATAAACGAGAAGAAGACGAGGAGAAAGCTTCTTTCATCAAGCACGACATTGAGGGTCTCGCTAATGATCCCAACTTTACACGTGATAACGCTAAAAACTTGAAAGCATACGCATTCGAAAAATTGGATAGCACAGTCGCAGATCTAACCGAGCTGAATGCCATTTGTGAAATGCTAGGCATCTCAATTATGGATCTTTTCAGCGAAAGGCTCCCACATTATCAGAAACTTCATTATATGAGGAAGGATGAGCAGGCATGGAACAAGGATTCACACTGATCGATCCCACTAAGCCGCGAAGGACACGTAAGCCATTTAAACCGAAAATTTATTGGACGCCAAAAGATGTCATGGCACACTATCAGGTTTCTGCTGCGACAGTGAGCCGTTGGAAGAAACGAGGCGCTCCATTCGTTGGACCAGGTAAAACACAGCGAGTTGAGCCTGAAAAGATGGAGCGTTGGTTTGCGCGACAATAGGAGTCCTAACAAATGCTAGAAGCAATCATGTCAGTGCTGTTCGATCCAACATCAGCCTTTTGGAAGTATCTGCTTGTAGCTATGGCTGGCATCATGATCGGTGCCACAGCAGTGGGAGGTTGGAAACAATGGACACGATAAAAAGAGCACAAAAAAATCCCGTAGCGCCAACTACGGGAAGTCAACAATATTGCAGATATTATTATGTCTCAAGTTTATCACGGAAGGCGGTTGATGACCATGCTTGATTACAACACAGCGGTTCTGAATGAATATCAACGGCGAGAAGCACTTGAAGATAAAGCCATTGCCGATTGGGAGTCCTATCACGGTACCGTCCTGCCCAAAGATATGGATATCGAACAAGCGGAGGAGTTCTTGGCCACCGCCGATGAATATGAAGTTGATACAAAGAAACCTTGGCTCTATCAAAGCTGTGCTACATCGCGTTATGAGGGCGCCTTTAACAAAGACAAGGCGAAGGAATACTTGAAAGATTGGATCAACATTCACGGCCCTGAGCGATTCTTAAAAGACGCTGCCAGTTCTACATATCCGAAAACAGAACTGGTTGAGATTTTCTTCGGCGGTGACAGCTTAGACGTTATCGATTTCATGAAGAATCAAGGATTTCAGGAATGGAAATAGGAGGAGTAGCATATGACGACACAATATGACCTAACAAAAATGCCAGTTAAGAAACTGATTGAGACGCAAACAATTAAGAATAAGTTTGCAGCGCTTCTGGACAAACGGGCACCACAGTTTCTGTCATCGATTGCCAGCGCGGTAAGCCTTAATCCAAGCTTAGCCAGAGTTGATCAGTTAAGTGTTATCAACTCGGCCATGGTAGCAGCAACACTCGATCTTCCGGTTAACCCGAGTCTGGGTTTTGTCTACATCGTTCCATACAAGAACCAGGCGCAACCACAGATTGGTTATAAAGGCTATATCCAATTAGCTCAACGATCAGGACGGTATCAGCGCCTGACTGCTTTACCAATTTATGAAGATGAGTTCAAGAGCTGGAACCCACTAACAGAGGAACTTGAGTACACGCCGAACTTCCACGATCGCGAAGCAAGCGAAAAACCGGTTGGCTATGCCGCATCGTTCAAACTGACTAACGGTTTTGAAAAGATGGTCTATTGGACATATCAGCAAGTCGATGATCATCGCAAGCGTTTCAGCAAATCTGGTGGTGGCGCGGAGCCCAAGGGCGTTTGGAAAGACAACTACGAAGCTATGGCCCTGAAGACGGTAATCAAATCGCTGCTGACTAAGTGGGGTCCAATGACAACCGACATGCAAAGCGCGGTCAGTGCCGATGAAAAACCAGTCGAAGCTGATCCAGAACTGAAGGATGTTACCCCCGAAGATCCTAACTCGATCGAGGATGCACTTAACGCTCCCGCTGAACCCGTCACAAAATCGGAGGTGAAGCCAGATGCTCTTAAGCCAGACATTACCCACGACCCAAATGCAGGAAAACAACCAGAAATCTTTGACGGTCAACAAGGATAATTATTACTCGCTGGATACCAGTTTCAAATATCAGTCTGCTACCTGGTTTAAGAAGTTTCTGACATGCGAAGCAGAAGCGATGGCCGAGTTGCAAGGTAAATGGACACCAAGAGGTGATCCGACTTCCTTGCTGGTTGGAAACTATCTACACAGCTATTTTGAATCCAAGCAAGCTCATGAGTCTTTTATCAAAGGACACCCAGAGATGTTCTCAACTCGTGGATCATCAAAAGGACAACTGAAAGCCCCGTATAAACAAGCTGATGCGATGATTGCCACGCTTGAAGCTGATGAGAATGTTCAACGACTTTATCAGGGCGAAAAAGAAGAGATCCTGACCGGTGATCTGTTTGGGGTCGAGTGGATGGGCAAGCTGGACTGCTTCGACTCCACAAAGTCATTCTTTTTGGATCTGAAGACCACACAGTCGCTTCACAAGAAGTATTGGAAACCAGGAGAACGTCAGCCAACCAGTTTCGTGGATGCCTATAACTATCAGCTTCAGATGGCGGTTTATCAGGAGCTGATTTACCAAAATTACGGAACGCGACCACGAGCATTCATCATTGCCGTGACCAAGGAAGATGTACCCGACCATGCCGTCATCGAAGTGCCACAGTACCGTATGGACGAGGCACTGGAAGAGATCCATGACAGCACCGAACACGTTGAAGCGGTTAAATCCGGTCAGGTGCGGCCACATCGATGTGAGGCCTGTGATTACTGCAAGGCAACTAAACGAGTCGCCACAATTATCAGCATGGATGAGCTAGTCGAGTAGGAGGTGACTCACCGCATGGATTTATTCAAGCTAATTCGAGAGTTCTACATTCAGCAAAGCGTTAATCCGCTAAGCACAGGACAGATAGCATTATGGCATGGGCTGGTTTACCAATGTAACCAGCTAGGCTGGCCAAGCGAATTCAATATGCCGAATCGAACACTCGAAACGTTGACTGGTTTAAGCCGTCAGGGCATCGTCAAAGCCCGCAACGCGCTAAAGCAGTCAGGGCTGATAGATTTTCAAACTAACGGTGTTAAGGCAACGACCTACTCAGTCATCGATATTTCACGAAAACTTAGTACGTCAGATAGTAGGCAACCTAGTAGTCGAGCTGATGACAGTGTGTCAGATAGTAGGCAACAAAGTAGGCAACCTAGTAGGCAACACAGTTTACAAGGTAGTTTACAACCTAGTAGGCAACACAGTAGCACATACACTAAACAAGACGAGACTAAACTAGACAAAACTAAACGACAACAGACTACTGCTCCAGCAAAGGCAGCAGAGAGGCCTACTGAAGAACCGTCATCGTCGTCATCATCAATTCTTGATATTTGCAATTTCTGGGAAGGCAACGGGTTTGGACAACTATCACCGTTCACCAGAGAAAGCCTTGTTGATTGGGTTGATGACATGCGAAAAGCAGGATCACCTGAACCTGAGAAGCTAGTTCTAAATGCGCTGCGGACTGCAGTTGAAAGCAATGTCAGAAACTACAAGTACGTCAACGGCATCTTGAAAAACTGGGAGAGCAAGCGTCTTCTCACGGTTGCTGCTGTCGATGCAAACGATAGCGAACGCAAAACGAATCAACCTCAGCGCCGTTACGGCAAGCCAGTTCGGAATGAGAAATTGCCTGATTGGGCTGAACCGGGTTACAAACCAGAACACAAAAAAGTGTCCGCAGAAGACAGAGCCAAATTGGCTGAGCAATTGCAAAAGCTACGAGCATTGGGCGAAAAGAATTAGGAGGGAAGCATATTGCTAAACAGTGTCTCGCTAACAGGCCGGCTGACAAGAGATGTTGACTTGCGCTACACACAAAGCGGAACCGCTGTCGGATCGTTCACGGTGGCCGTTGATCGCAAATTCAAGAGCAAAAACGGAGAACGAGAAACTGATTTCGTAAATTGTCAGATCTGGCGCAAGTCGGCAGAGAACTTTGCAAACTTCACCAAAAAAGGATCCTTGGTTGGTGTGGAAGGCCATATCCAAACGCGTACGTACGATAACGCGCAAGGGCAGAAAGTGTTCGTGACCGAGGTAATCGTTGATAATTTTGCTTTGCTTGAGTCACGACAGGCGTCTCAGAACAGTCCTAAATCACCGCAAACAGCCAATACATCAGCGACAGCGACCACAAACGCGAGTCAAACGACTCCAAATGCTTCGCGAGCGAATACCACGGATCCGTTTGCTAATAATGGCCAGCCGATAGACATCCAAGATGATGATTTGCCATTTTAAAACAGGAGGAAAATCATGAATAAATATCTGAACGAATTAATTAGCAAAATTAAGTCTGGTGAATTTGAGCTAATAGAAACAACACTGTCCAACAAAGAAATCGATAGCGAAACAATTCAGACAACTTATGGGTTCGTTGTTAAATCAAAAAATCTCCATCCAAAAAAATAGATGGAGACGAAGACTAGAATTCCGGCAAGCTTAGCAGATTATCGCGCCTAGTATCGTTCCCTACAGTACGAATGTATGCATGCCCAGAAGAAGGGTGAACAGATGTTACTGAAGCCTTAGTTAATGACGATGTCGTGTAATAATACTCCATCTTATCATCAATATAAATTACCACTTGTGGAACTGTTTCGATGGTGCCATCCGATAACTTAACCTCTGTAATTTTGTCGGGAGTATCTGGCAGATATCCCTCGGTTCTGATTGCAACGATTTCAAAAGCCATATGCTTAACCTTCTTCATATAAATTTGCAAATGTTCGGAGTTTTGGAGGAAACGTGCGTACATTTGCTGAATAAATAATATCAAAAAGTTATAAACGTTGCAATACAAAATACCATATATTGGGGGCGAACAAATGAGCGAGGCACAATATGTCGATGACTATTGGACGAAAATTCAAAAACTAATTGACAAAAAAGGCATTACAGCAAGCAAATTATCACATTTAGCTGGATTTCCAGACAATGGCTCCATCTATGCGCTGAAGTCAGGCCGAATTAAGCGACCGAGTTTCTGGATGATCATGAGGATTGCGGACGCATTAGAAGTTAGCACGGACGAACTGAGACCTGATAAGCAAGGAGAGAAGAAAGCATGACACAAGTAACGGTACGGCTTTACAAGCAAGGAGACAAAATGTGGCGCGACTTCAAAGCGCAATTGATTACGCGCTATGAGAAGGCCGTAATGCTAGACATCTCTGAAAGCGAAGCATTCTCAAAAATCGAGAAACAAGAGTTCAATAACCTGATCGTTGTATCAAAGAAAGCGATTGTCGAGAAACATGCGGTAGCCGGTGTTGATAATCTAGGCATGCCGTCAGTGGCACTGATAAGTAGCATCAAGGCTGTAAACAAACGTGGGGAAGCTAACCGTAAGAAGTATGCAGTGAAAGTTGCTGAGGCGGCAAGCAAGAGCAAAACACTAACAGAGGTTGCAAAACGTGTTGGAAAGTCACGGTCATTTATTTTAGCTGTCGCTGAAGATTTCCAGATCAAGTTGCCAAGCCGTAACAACGGCCATGAAGAAATCGTGAGTCGTTAGCCATGGTTATCCGCAAGAGACGCAGAGGCAAGTACAATGCGCAGCCAGTCGTAATTGATGGCATTCGATTTGCAAGCAAAGCAGAAGGCGCCTATTACATGCTGATACGCAACAAGTCACAGAAGGTAACGATTCAAGAATCATTTGAGATTTTGTCGGCATTCAAGATCAATGGAAAACGTTATTCAGCACGCGTATACACACCCGACTACTGCTTTTATGACGGTGACGAGTTGACAAAGGTTGTTGATGTTAAAGGCGGAGACGCGACTTTGACCACCGATGCTAGGCTTCGAATGCTGCTGTTCATGATCAGGTACAAGATACCAATCACGATTGCTAGATATGACTATCACACAGGACTATTCACGGAAGAGCAGCTTTAGGAGGCCTACCAATGAAAACAGGAGACGACACATTCGATGACATCTACATCAGCAAAGAGACTGGCAAGGTTGTAGGCGTCATGTATGAAGATGTGGACTACAAGCTAGTGCCAATGAAAACAGGAGGACGAAAAATGAGCGAAGAAAAACTGTACGCGGTAAAGAACGACGAAGGCAAATACTGGGATTTTAGTGGAAAAGTAACCGGATTTTGGGCTCGCTCAGAAGTTGAAGTTCCAGCAACAGACGATAAAGATTTAGCATCTGCATTGGCAGTGGACTGTGGTGATTGCGTTGTCACGCTCGTTGAGGAACCTAAAAAAGTAGTTCTAACCAAGGAACAAGCTGAAATCGTTGAAGGTGCTCGTGATAAAACATATCCGGCAACTTATATTTCTAACAACTCTGATTCAGAAGCTAGTGGTGAAGAAAAGCTGCTGATGAATGCTTACGTCAACGGTTGGACGGTCGAGAAACCTAAGCGGTACGTGCTGCCAATGCCCGGCACTGACTACCACAACTATCAGATGCACGGAAACGCTCAATATTACGCAGTCAAAGGAACTGGAAGCTGGCGGCCTGACGCAATTGCTTTAGGCACTGACGATGCCGTCAAACACGGATACACCGTCACCCAGTCGGACATCGACGCCGCACCAGCATGGGTAAAGGCAATTAAGCCCTTGGAGGTGAATGACGATGAGCAATGAGACGAAGCGGGACGTGTTCGAGGACTTAGTCGAAGAACTAGCAAATGCATACATTGACTTGGACGGTGAAGGAATTGGCGAAGATCTTACTAACGAAGACAAACGAGCCTATCTGAAAGACTATGACATAGCTTTGCCAGATGACCTGCCGGTGATTCCGAAAGCGGTTGGTGAATGGATCAAAGAGTGCAAGCACAGAAATGTTACATTGGCAGATACATTATGTATGGAAATGCGCCCCGAAAACGTTAGGAACTGGATGGCATTTAAAGATGGGGATATTGCCAACGACTTTGATAGGGCTGGCTATCTCCGCAAGCAGGATCTGATGGCTACTGCATGGGTGCTAGGTGTCTGGCGCGTTGAGGAAACCGGCGAAATCGTGAAACTGGAGGCGGAGAAATGAAACAGATGATAAACAACATATGGAATATGTCTCCATGAGCGCTGAACATGAATTTGCTCATCATATGTGGTGTCCTTGCGGCAATGCTGCTGGCATTCCTTCATTGGGTAAATAAGCAGAAATGATGATTGCCGTCATCTTGCTCATCGCAGGTGCTGCAATGTGGATGTGGGCTAACTGGAAAAGAGGAAAATGAAATGAAGAAAGAACACAAACAAGTGGATACGATGGACTGGGTTTCGAAACAGCTTAGAAAAGCAATTGAAGTTGCTAAGAAGTCTGGAATCAACGTTAATGAAGACGATTTTTTGAGTGTAACTCCGTTGCCAAATGAAATGATAGCAATTTTAGGAGCGGAAGATGAAGACGGGTCAAGAACAATGAAAATAAGTATTGTTCAAGGTTTTGTGCTTCCATATGAAGACGTTGATCTTGACATATATGAGCCACATGAGGAGGAAAGTGAATGATTAATGACCGTCAGTCAAAGCCAGAAAGGATTGCACAGGCTGGAATATTTGGTGGCTGTTTCGTGGGCTGTGCATTCACGACTGCAGTTTTCATTCTTGTGGGCTGCTGGGTTGTAAAGGTACTCTGGAAGGCCGCATTTGGGTAAACAAAAAGCGCGCCTGATGAGGGACGCGCCGGAGGCCAGACGTACGATTGAGAGTAAATGAAATCAAAGATTAGGAGTTGGCCTCCAATGACAGTATAGCAAACGCACATGTTGAAAGTACATTTAAAAGCATCAAAAAAGCGCGCCGGGTGTTGACGCGCTCTGGAGGCCAAACGTACACGTGATTGATAGCAAATGGAATCGTTTAAAAGGAGTTGGCCTCCGTATGCAGTATACCAAAAAGCGCGTCACATAAGCAACGCGCGGGAGGTGCTTGAATCAAATTGTTCCCCCAACTTATAAGGTTAACACGCATAAGAAAGCATCTCCAAAGGTAGTATAGCAAAAGTCGCCCCGGATTAACAGGACGACTCAGTCTATCAACCCGAATTATTTGAAAGATAAGTATATCACAGAAAGAAGGAACTAAAAATGATCAAAGGCTTTAAAACAATCGATTTGAGCGCCAAGAAGGGATTTACAACTTTACCATACCCAGCACTGCCAGTTACTGAAAACAGGCTATCTCTTAATTCCAAAGCACGTGCTGCCTTGGGTGACTTCAAAGCCTTGCAATTTGGCATTGACGACAATCAATCGCAACTGGCGGTATTAGCAGCCCCAGCGGACGCAAGAGGAGTTGTGATTGCCACAACTGGGTTGAAGAAAAGCGGAATTATCTGCCGCTCTGAGCTGAGTCAGTTGCTTGCTAAAATTTCCAACAGCAAGAAGCCAGTATTCAAAGGCCACGTTAAAGAGCCAGCAACCATTGTCTTTGATTTATAGGCTTAGTTGAAACTATTGGGAGGGTCAAATGAAAAAGAAATCAGTCATTAAAAAGAAGCGTCGACGCATGAGGGCCGCACGGCTTGCCAATGAAAGAAAGATCACCCAGGCAAAGGAACGTGAACGCTGGGGCGGCAAATATACACTAGACGAATTAATCGAGCGGAGCATTAATCTTTAAGCATCAAAAAAGCGCACCATTACGGCACGCCTTCCCGATGAGTTTTAGGCAAATTCATTATACCATAAGGGGTGGCGCTTGTGATGGAGCTTTTATCAATTAGCGATGAAAAGGATCGGGAAGCAGTCGAAGATATCCTGAATAAATACCGAGCAGAGCGCGGATTCATAAAAGCGCCAGTCAATCCAAAGATCACCAGTGCATGGGGAGACGGTACTTCTGCCAGCACTGTTCAGCGTCCGCTGTATGCACAGCAGCGTTTGGAGAGACAAGCATCAGCGCGTAAGTTCTGCGACTGGTGCGACAATTGCATTGCGTCGATGCCGAAACAATCACATCAGCGTTTATTAAGGGTGCGCTATTGCGATGGGCCCGAAACAGACACGCCAGACGGTGATGCAATGAATATTCTCGATATATCCTCAGCAACCTACACACGCAGAAAGAAAAATGCGTTGTTAGCAGCGGCCTGGTACTTTGGCGTCACACCCAAAAAAAGTAGTGAGCAATAAATGATCGATGAATGATGACTATTTGAGGACTAATTGATTGATAAATGAGTGGCGAACTAAAAACGGAAACCCTTATGATTGTATTGTGCCAAAGGTGAGAAACCTGAGACACCGCATTTTTCCTCCGAGCCTCAGTGATGATAAAGCTGTGGCAAGGCGTGGCAAATGGACTGGCTGAGATAGTCAGGCGGGTTCGATTCCCACATGCCACATTGCCGCCGATTATTAGCGGTTGGCTAGACCCTTATATAGCGTTCGAATAACAGCTTGAAGTGTATTTTTGAAGCTTAAGCACTCCGCCAAACGGTGAGGTGCTATTTTTATGCAACAAAAAACCTCCAGCTACCCAGGCTGAAGGCATACATGAGGGAAGTAAATGTGATTGCAAGGGTGGCTTGCCTTGCACGATCAGTATAGCAGATGAGTTTATCAAATACGTAAAGTTCTTGTACCGGATTTGTACAGGTTTAAAAAGGCAGCAAAAAAGCCGGCAGTTTGCCGGCCAGTTAATTAGTCTTTCTTATCTGTGCTGAACTTGTTTTTCACATCATCTACTGTATCTTTAACAGCATCTTTGGCATCATCAAGCTTTTCCTTGGCCTTGCCAAGTATTCCTTCTGCTTTGCCCTGTGTTTCACGAGCCTTATCACCCGTTACTTTGCCTTCAACTTCTTTAGCTTTACCGGAGATCTTGTCCTTGGTGCTGTCGACTTTACCATCTAAACTCATAGATATTACCTCCTTTTAACATTAATTATCATATAAGCTTACACAAAGTGCAACAAAAAAGCCCTCAGAGACCAGTCCAAGGGCCAAAAGGATGAAAAAACGAAACGTATGTGTGAATAGTAGCAATTGACTTGGAGGAGAAAAGCCACTGCTCACGCTATACATAATAGCACATTCCTTGTATAAGAATACTAAAATAGCCCTCGGTTGGGGGCCGAGAGCTAAGGAGTGGGGTAGTACCTAGGAGTGAAAATGAGTATCTATTGGGAACAATTTAATTTTAACTCATCGAAATTTTTTAAGCAACGAAAAAAGCTCTCGGGGGTCGAATCCGAGAGCCTGAGGAATAAAAATGAAAAGAGCAGCACATGATTGCATGTGGCTCACAATTATTATATTTCAGGAGGCGAGTAGATGCAATGGACAGATGAACAGATCGGTGACATTAGGAAGCTCGCCTCTGAAGGCTTTACAAGACGAGAGACGGCAGACAAGCTAGGAATTAGCTACGACGCGTTGCAGGGAAAAGCAAGACGGCTTGGCATCGAGTTCCAAAAACCACTAAATAATGAATACGATTCAGACGGCACACAATCCAGTGAAACTATCCTAAAGGTTGTCAGGGGTCACAAAATGACGCCTAGAGAGGTTTTGGAAGCTCACGGGTACGATTACACCAAGTGGGAGCTTGTACGTGCCACAAGCAATTTTTGGAAGCAGACGCCTGAAGCGACATTGTATCAAAGCAAGATACAAATCAGGCCGTTAGTTGAAGCAGAACAATATGAATCATTGATGAATGACATCATCACACACAAGGAGCCATACCAAGCTAAGGCTCCTATTTTTGTGGAATCAGATCGCTATCTGGTCATTCCTGCTTTTGATACACATTTCAACGGTCACACATTCGACATCTATGCCGAATCTCTCAAACGTCAGCTAGAGATCATTCAACGCGGCCACTACGCAAAGATATTGCTCATTCTGGGCGGTGATCTGGCTCATGTGGATAATATCAACTCGACCACAGCAAAGGGCACACAGCTCGAAACAACCGACTTAGGCGAGACTGTGAACGAAATGGAGCAATACTTCGAGACACTGATTGAAGCAATCATTAAGAACGCCAATGAGTGTGAGGTCATGTATTGTGCCGGCAATCATGATCCGTCAGTTGGATATATGTTCGCACGTCTATTGAAACGCGCCTACAGCAACCAGCCGAATATCACTTGGGACATATCGCTGAAGCATTACAAAGGCGCAATGCTAGGCCGCAACTTCATTGGTGCCACTCATGGTGACAAGGGGAAGAAAAACTACCTTGCAAAATACCTAGACGAGTTTGGATTCATGTTAGGCACAGCACAGAACCGCGAGCTATTTACGGGGCATCTACATTCAGAAATGAGCAAAGACCTAGGCGGATTCGTTCAGCGTCAAGTATCGACACGCAAGCCAACCGATCAGTGGACTGATGATATTGGCGTGGTTGCTCACAAAACGTTTGAGCTGGTCGAATACAGCGATCATGATACCCGTGCCATTTACTATGTGTGAGGTGATTTCATGGCTCAAATGATTACAACAAAATACGGCGTTTACATGCCGAAAGTTGAAGCGTGGACCATCGGCAAGATTGACAGAGAAATTGTCCGTTCACGCTCTAATCAAGTTAAGACGCGAGGCGGATACGCACATCCTGAAAGTAAGGTATGCTTGTCAAAAAGGGGGTGGATACTGTGGCATTCCACTTGCCGTCACCAAAAGACGTCTATAAGAACCTCAAGGACAAGTTGAAAAAACAGCGGGACAAGACCAAGGCTGATAAGAAGAAACAGCCTAGTAAAGACAATCCAGGAGTAACAACAGCTTAATGAATTATAACCAGCGATAGCTAACTAGCTACCGCTTTTTTAATGGAAGGAAGGTGTGGTGATATGTGATGAAACTAAGCAAGCGGCAGAAAGCATTCGCTGATGCCTATCTTACCAACGGAGGCAACGCTACAGAGGCTGCGAGAGCCGCTGGATATTCGCCGCACAACATTGGTGCCAACGCAGCTAAAACCCTAAAAAACCCTAAAATTCAAGCTTACATGAAACGGCGACTGCAACCGATTGAACGCAAGGCTGATCTCGATGTTGAAAAGGCAATTATCCACTTGCTTGATATTGGCATGGGCCGTGAGATCACTGCCAGAAGCTCGACATACGACAACATTAAAAAGATGATGCTAGAAGACACAACGATGAAATATTCGCCGGGGCCTAAACAACAGGTTGAAGCACTTGAATTGTATTTGAAGTATAAGGGCATGCTCAGAAACTCAAGCAAGGAACTCGAAGATCAGCAGGTTGCCAAAACTAAGGCTGATGTTCGCAAGTCCAAAGCTGAGGCTGACATCATGGAAGCTAAGGCCAAGTTACTTACTGATGCGGATTCGCAAGATAGGACGGTGATTGTCGATGACGTCCCAGAAGATGATTAAGTTAAGTAAGATGGTGCAACCACATTTCTATTCGTTTTGGCGGTCAAAGGCACCATATCTGATACTGAACGGCGGCCGTGGCTCGTTTAAGTCATCGACAGTTAGTCTGAAGCTACTCATGATGCTTAAAAGGCAAGCACAGCAAGGACATAAAGCCAATGTCATCATCATTCGAGAGAATACGGTTAACTTACGTGATTCGGTTTACAGCCAGATCAGTTGGGCAATTGACATGCTCAAAATGACAGACGAGTTTGTGTTCAACGTATCGCCTATGCGCATAACGCATCGTGGAACTGGCAGCACATTCTACTTCTATGGCGGTGACAAACCTGAAAAGCTGAAGTCTAACACCGTTCGCAACGTGATTGCTGTGTGGTATGAAGAAGCAGCCAACTTCAAGTCTGCTGAAGTGTTTGACCAAACTAATCCAACCTTCATTCGACAAAAGTCACCGTGGGTTGATCAGGTTCAAGTCTTCTACACGTATAACCCACCGAAGAATCCATATGACTGGATCAATGAGTGGATTGATAGTGTTAGAGGAGACCCGGACTTCTTCATTGACACTTCAACTTATCTCGATGATGATCTTGGATTCACTGACGAACAGCAGCTTAGACTGATCGACAAGTATAAGGACAATGATTACGACTACTACCGTTGGCTTTATCTTGGCGAGATTGTCGGACTTGGCACCAACGTCTACAACATTGATCTGTTCCACCTGATTGACCATATTCCTGATGATGATCCCTTGGTTTATCTATTTCCAGCAATGGACAGTGGGCATATATCGTCCGCTACAGCATTGCCAGTCGCTGCTGTTACCTCGAAGGGCAATGTAATCGTTCTTGACACCTATTACTACTCGCCAGCAAATCAATCGTTAAAGAAGCCACCAAGCCTCTTATCCAAGGAAATTCACGAATTCTTAGCTTCGGTAACCAAGAAATATCGTGGCGTGAAAGTCAGAAACATGACAATCGATTCTGCTGAAGGTGCCATGCGTAACCAGTATTACAGCGATTACCACGTTGCTTGGCATCCAGTACACAAGCTCAAAGAAGCCGATATGATCGACTACGTTCAAAGCCTGCTCGCACAAGGGCGGGTTTTTGTTTTGGACACTCCGAACAATAAAGTGTTCATGGAACAGCATCGGCAGTATCAATGGGATGAGAAGTCAATGGAGTCAGACGATCCCAAAGTTATCAAAGAAAACGACCATACAGTAGACGCATTCAAATACATGATTCTTGACAATGCTCGAATTCTTGGGCTTAAACGCTAAGAAGGTGATGCTTTGAACTTAATCAATACAATCAAAAATCTATTCAGGAAAGGAGGCGCAGCATTGGGAGTTGTACAAAGCCTTGGGCAAATTACCGATCACCCAAAAATCAGTGTAGATCCAAAAGAGTATGACCGTATTGCACTAGATAAACGTTACTTTGAAGGCAAATTTCGCAAGATTGAGTTCAGAAACACGTACGGAGATCTTAAAAAACGACCTTATGTCACTTTAAACATGATGCAAGTTATCTGCCGACGGTTGGCCTCACTTTTATACAATGAGCAAAGCAAGATTACGATTGAAACTCGCCCCGAGAAAACTGACGAGTCCGGAAATGCGGTCGATTATAAAGCTCCGGATGAAGCAGATACGTTTATTCATGAAGTTCTAGAAGACAATGACTTCAATAAGAACTTTGAGCGCTATCTTGAGTCGTGCTTGGCACTCGGCGGTATTGCAATTCGTCCATACGTTGACTACAGCACTAAGAAAATCAAGCTGGCATGGGTACAGGCTCCCAGTTTCTACCCACTTCGGTCTAATACGAATGACGTTAGCAATGCAGCTATTGCAACGAGAACTGTAAGAACTGAAGGAAAGCAAACGGTGTATTATACGTTGCTTGAGTTCCACGAATGGAGCGAAAACGAGTACACCATTACAAACGAGCTTTATAGGTCGGAGACTTCGGATACTGTTGGCATCAAGGCGGATTTATCCGTGCTGTATCCCGACTTGCCACCATTGGTTAATCTGGATACGTCTGTGTTTACGCGTCCGTTATTCGTTTATCTGAAGCCGGCCGGATTCAACAATCGAAACATCACCAGTCCGTTAGGAATCGGTGTTTGCGACAATGCGCTGAACACGCTCAAGCAGTTGAATGATGCATATGATCAATTTAACTGGGAAGTTAAGATGGGCCAGCGACGAGTAGCCGTCGCCGATAGTATGACGGAGATCACATTCGGGCGGGAAGGCCAGAAGGAACCCAAACAAGTATTTGACCCTGACCAGAATGTCTTTCTGTCAGTTCAAGGCGGTGGCATGGACGATAAGACAGTCCAAGATTTAACGACCCCTATCAGATCGCAAGATTACGTGGCATCTTTAAACCACTTTCTTAAAACGCTTGAGATGCAAGTTGGCTTGTCTTCCGGTACGTTCTCGTTTGACACCGCCGGTAACATTCAAAACAAAACGGCAACCGAAGTTGTTAGCGAAAACAGTATGACGTACCAGACGCGTAACAGCCATCTGACAATGGTTGAACGTGCAGTACAAGAGCTGTGCGTTTCGATCTGTGAGCTTGCCAGTGGAACGGTCATTAATGGATCAGCATTATACAGCGGGCCAATTCCAACGATTGACCAAGTGACTGTTGATTTTGACGATGGTGTATTTACTGACAAGTCTGCAAGCCTCGATTACTGGATCAAAGCCAATGCTGCGGGGCTCGTGCCAAAGCGTGTTGCCATCGCTAGAGCGCTTGATGTTCCAGATGAGGTGGCAGAACAGTATGCTGCCGAAGTTTCTCAGGAAAGTCCAGAGCCGGTTGCTCCTCAAGATAGCCAATCAGGTTTATTTGATGGAGACGGTGATAGCTAATGCCTAAAGTGACTCCGCATCAATTGACAATCGCACAGGCTTCTATTGGTGATATCTACGCATCGCTAGAGCAAACGTTGTTCAAGATGTTCATTGATAGATTAACCAACCACGGAGCGTTTCCGCTTGACGAGGATCACATGCTCCAATGGCAAGCAGAGCAACTTAACAAGCTCTATTTGGTCAATGAATCAACAATCGAGGAAGTAAGCAAAGCTACAGGAATTGTCCAAGCCAAACTAGTGGTCTTGTTCAAAGATTTCGGGATTGCGATTGCAAATGATGAATATAGTCGCTTGGCAAAGGACACTGGTAAGAACATTCCGCCGGGTACTGACGTCGATCAGTTGCTTAATGGCTATTTGAAGCAGACCTTCCTTGATCTCAACAACAACGTCAATCAAACACTCATTACCACCAATTACGGCCAAAATGCCGCAATGAGAACCTATCAGCAGATTGTAAAAGAAACTACCGCACAAGTGATTACCGGGCTTAAAACCCCAGCCAGAGCATTAGCCGACACCATCTATAAGTGGCGAGATCAGGGCATTCAAACTGTGCTAACAGATAAAGGAACACATGCTTGGTCACTTGAAAGCTATGCGCGAATGGTGATTACTAACACGAGTGGAAGAGCTTTTCAGGCAGTCAGAGATCAAGCTGCTGATGACTATGGCATTGATACGTTTGTCATGTCTAGCCACCCAGCTAGTCGTGCTGCCTGTGCACCAATTCAAGGAAAGACGGTGACAACCCGCTATCAGTCGTTCCGATCTGAAATTAGTGGTGAGTGGTTCGAGTCGCTTTTCAATCATGGCTATGGGGAACCGGGTGGAACATTCGGAATTAATTGTCATCACCAAAAATGGGCTTATGTACCCGGCGCAAACACTAATAGTCAATCGCAATTTGATCCTGACGAAGCCATTCGCAATGGTAATGTACAGGCCAAACAACGCGAATTGGAGCGAAGGGTGCGCAAGTACAAAGCTGATGCGGACCTAGCCAAAAAGTTGGGCGATGTAGATGGCCAGCAACATTACAAGCAATTAATCAGCGACAATCAAGCAGCCCTGCGACAAATCGTCAAAGATCACGACTTCCTGTCTCGGGACTATTCAAGAGAAAAAGTGTTTTTGTAGGAGGATAAATGGAAAACTTCAAAGTTAACATTCTGGGAGTCGAATATAAGGTTCTTGTTAACCAGAGCAGAAAGGACTATCCGCTTCTTGAAGAAGCAGATGGATTTACAGACTTTACCACAAAGAAAATAATCATTGAGAAGCTCAAAACGGGCCCACGCAATTGGGAAGATATGGATAGTTACTTTCGGCAGGTGCTTCGCCATGAGATTGTACATGCTTTTCTACATGAATCAGGGCTTGATAGCAATACAGACTGGGCCAGAAATGAAGAGATCGTTGATTGGATTGCAATTCAGTTTCCCAAGCTAAAAAAGACGTTCAAAGAGGCCCAGGAGGAAATGCAATGAGTAATGAAGATTTAAAAACACGTGAAGGCATCAAGAAGCGGCTGCTAGATTTGGCCGCATTAGCTAATGGCATCAAAGATTATCAGCTAGGATCGCTTATCCTGACCGCATACAATCGATGCGATGACAATGTGACCATTCAGAATGGCAATTTATATGTCAACGGCAAACCGATGATAATCGACAATGCGACACTTGCCAATTATATGGGGCTGTCATTAACCGGCGACACTAAATCGACATCTAGTAACGTGTCAGGTCCTCACTTAAGCGTTATTGAACTGAAAGATGACGGCCCATATCTTAACGGGGCACGCATTGACGGGATTACTGGCATGAAAATCGAGTCAAAAGTTGGCGACTTTACAAATGTTGACGTGAAGCTCGTAGCAAAAGTGCATGGGCTAGACGACATCGACAAAGGACATTCATTTTTCGGTGAGACGCTTGCTGAAAAGGCAGCATCAATCAAACACGAGATTGATAAACAATCCAGACGTGAACAACGCCGTAAAGGATTTTTGTAAGCCGCAGCTAGCGGCTATTTTTATGCCACTCGACCTAAGCATGTCGTAAAACTGCTATTTGTTTTACCCAATTCGCGGTCGTACCGCGTCAAAAACACGTAAGGGAGAGATTATTTTGAAGCGTGAAGAATTAAAAGGATTAGGTCTGTCTGATGAGCAAGTAGACAAGGTTATGGGAATCCATGGTACCGATGTGAACGAACTGAAGGGCCAAGTCAGTCAGCTGACGACAGAACGGGATGGGCTGAAACAGCGTGCGTCCGACTCGGACAAGCAACTGAACGAGTTAAAGTCAGCCCACAAGGATGACAAGGACTTTCAGGCTGAGATCGACAAGCTCAAAGCCGACAATAAGGCGAAAGATGATGCGGCTTCTAAGCAGCTCAAAGAAACCCAGTTGAATTATCAGACTGAGCTTGCTCTGGTGAAAGCTGGTGCATTGAACACCAAAGCGGCATCAGCCCTGATTGACAAGGACAAGCTTGGCTTGGACGAGAAGGGCAATGTTACCGGATTAGATGAGCAGCTTGAAGCACTCAAGTCGGATGACAATAGCAAGTTCTTGTTCAAGGCTAAAGAGGCACAGAAGCCAAATGACACACCACCAATTACAGTGCCTGGTAACCCTAATCCAAACGCAAATGGCACTCTGAATCCAGCCACTGCTACTTACGAAGAGTTGGCGGCAAGCATGGCAAACGAAGAATAAGAAAGGATGATTTAAATGGCTTTTCCAAATGCACAAACGACTGACAAGTCCGCAATGATTATTCCTGAGGTTATGGCTCAGATGATCGCGGCACGGCTTCCTAAGGCAATTACTTTTTCGCCTCTCGCAACGGTTGATAACACTCTTGTAGGTGTTCCCGGTGACACCATCACGGTTCCGCACTGGAAGTATATCGGTGATGCTGTTGATTTTGCTGAAGGTGATAGCATTGACTATTCCAAAATGCAGAACGGCAAAACCACTTCGACGATCAAGCGAGCCGGTAAAGGGGTAGAAATCTCTGACTTCGCTGTTCAAGTAGGGCTTGGCGACCCCAAGACGGAAGCGGCTAACCAGCTGTCCATGGCCATTGGTTCTAAGGTCGATAATGATTGTGTCACAGCATTGCTGAATGCTCGTCTGACACTGACTCATGCGGCCCCTGATCTTGACTTGATCGACGCGATCGAAGCCGCTTTTGAAGACGACACTAGCGAGTTCAACACCGAAGGTTCTTCACCAGTGCGTGGTGTGCTTTACATGAACTTGAAGGACTACAACAAGCTCCGTAAGGCTGCAGCATCTGACTACACTCGGGCTACCGAACTAGGTGATCAAGTTCTGACAAGCGGTGTACTCGGTGAAATCTTTGGTTGGCAGCTTGCTACCTCCCGCAAGATTCCTGTTGGTACTTACTTGGCTGTTAAGGCTGGTGCTCTTGGCATCAACATGAAACGTGGTGTGGAAGTTGAGACCGCGCGTGATATTGACCACAAGACAACCAAGATCAACGTTGATGAATACTACGGCGTTTGGCTTAAAGACGACACCAAGGCACTTGTCGTTAATGCTCCAGCAGCACCAAAAGGATTTGATCCAAATGGTAGCGTTAAGCCAACTGATGCTCAGACCGTTGATGAAATCAAGGCTTGGTTAACTGCCCACAAAATCGATTTAAATGGAAAGACAGAAAAGCCTGATCTTTTAAAGTTAGTTCCATCTAAATAGTCAACATTAGTCGCCATTGAAATGCACAATAGGGAAATCCCGGCGGCTTTGTGAGGTGATGATATGGCCTATGTAGATAAAGATGATTACATGCAGGCAATGCATATTACTGATGGAGATGTTCCTAAGAACTTCGATCAATTGGCAGATTTGGCCAGCGAATATCTAGATGAGCAAACACGCGATTTTTACCAAGGTAACGACCTTGCCAGTGACCCATGGCCACTTCGTGCAAGTAAGTTTAAGCGGGCGGTTATCCGTCAAATTGCTTACATGATTGATTCTGGTATTACCACAACAGAGCAAGCCATTAGTCAGCCTACGAGTGTTTCGAAGACAATTGGACGTACAACGGTGTCCAAGTCGTGGAATAATAGCCAGTCCTCAGCTGATGGCCATCAGCGCTCGGTTATCAGTGCTGATGCGCTGGCGGCTCTTAGCGGCGCTGGGCTGCTATACCGAGGTGTTGACTATGTTCGATGAGATCGATGACTTGATATCATACAACGATTCGGTCACGTTGTTCCGAGTGACCGGTAAAGATGACTGGCAGAAGCCTATTTACAGCGAACCGGTTGTCATTGGGCACGCTAGAATCGATCGCGGCATAGTATATTCGGGAACCAACAACGATCGGCAAATTGTTGCTAAAGCCGTCATTTACATTCGATGCGCTGGCAACTCAGACATGCCGTTGCTTGATGATAGTTGGCTGCAAGGGCAGGCCGAATTCGACAACCGCAAGTACACCATTACTACGGTCAACGTTTTAAAAGATACTGATACGCCTGAAATATGGGGGTACGAATTGGAGGTGCTGTAATGGGTGTGAAAGTAATAGTTGATGTTGATTTGATGAGTAAACTTGGACCGAAAGCCCAAAGCAAAGCTCTCACAGCCGCTGCTACTCAGCTCGATACAGAACTGACTGATTACAATGCTGGCGTTGTGCCAATGCTTAATGGTGACCTGCGGGGGACTGCAACTCCGAACGGTGCGGACGTTGACTTTGACAGTGCGTATGCAGCGGTTCAATTCGATGGTGGGTATACAAAAAAAGATGGTACCAAGGTTGTCTTTCATCATTGGCACAAAAATGGTACCGGCCCTCACTGGGACAAAATGATTGAAGACAACGATCAAAAGATGAGTCGAATTCGTGAGGCCTATCTGAAGGGACTGAACCTATGAATGCCTTAAAAACGTTGACGGATGCAATTAACACGATTCCCGATATGCCACAGAGAGTCAGCATGGGCTTCCTTTCTGCTGATGAATCGCTTTCAATCTATCCGACAAAAAACGGGTCGGTGATTGATGAAGATTTCGCCGGTAATCAAGAAACTCGGCTGTATTATGAAGTTGCTATTCGTACCAAGGATCAGCAATTGGGCAACACAATCATGTGGCTAGTCTCCGATTTTGTTAAGCACTTGAAGGAACTTCCGTCTGATGATTTCCACTTTGAAAAAATTGAAACCACGTCAGAACCCAGCATCACCCAAGCTGATTCACGTGGCTTTTTTGTATACACGATTGATATCGCGATGAACGTAACAGCAAATAAATACGAGGAGTGATTTTTCATGGCAGAAAAAGAATTTAACTTGAACTTTAAAAACAAGTTCGAAATCGATACTAAGGGTGGTAAAGACCCATCAAATATCGTCGGTGCAACCTTTGTACCATTGGCGGCCGGCATCAATAACTTTACGCCGACTCTGAATGAAACAACGGCTAATGACGTCTATTACGACGGTGAAGGTTATGGTTCGACTGATGTTACAGGTAAACGTCTCCAGCTGGCTTATACAGGCCACCGTTTGGAAGGCGACCCAGCTCAGGACTATATCGCAAGTCACTTGCTTGACCTTGGCGACAAACTCAAGACTTTGGCACGTTGGACGCAAGCTGATGGTTCTACTGTTGTTGGGCTAGTTACTATTAGCAATATTGTTACTTCTGGCGGTGCTCCAGGTGCCAAGCAGACAATGTCATTCACTTTGGCATTTAACGGCAAGCCCGTTTATACTCCTGCGGGCCCAAAAGTGTAACGGTGTCTGGGGTATCCCTGACACCGACAACGGTGAGCATTAAAGTGAGAGCAACCACGGCATTAACGGCTAAAGTTAGCCCGGAAGATGCGACTGACAAGGCTGTTAGCTATGAATCCAGTAAAATATCGGTCGCTACTGTCAACGGTAGTGGCGTAGTAACTGGCGTTTCTGAAGGTTCTGCTACCATTACCGCAACAACACACGATGGCAGCAAAACCGCAAGCACGGCAGTAACAGTCACTGCCGCTTAAAAAGACAGGGTCGCCAAAGAAATCAACAGTATGGGTAAATCCCAGGCGGCCATTTAGGAGGAAATCATGAGCAACGTAATTAATTTAGATGACGTATTAGCGACTAAGCAGGACTTAACCTATAAAGGTGAGACCTACACGTTCCGCTTCTCGGACAAGACGCGGCATGCTTTGGGTGATGCTTGGGTCAAGGCCAATGCATATGCTAAGCAATTGGCTAGTGATGACGAGGGTGCTGATGACATCGAAAAGAAGCCGGTTGAAGATCAGCTTGCATTTGTACGTGACGCCCTCAATAAAGAGCATGAGATTGTTATGGAGTTCTTTGTTCAGACAATCGGAAAAGAAAAAGCCGATAAGTTGTACAGCGATTTAGATCAAAGCACCGATGGCTTGTTTTTTGTCCTTGGTTTAGTTAAACGGGCATCTGACAAGGCAATTAAAGACGCTCAAGACGCTGAATATCCTGCATTTGACGGGAATGAGGACAATGATTAGCCTAACTCAACCGTTAGCGTGGTACTGGCAGTGTGAAGACAAGAAATATCGTGTGAATTTGGCGTTTGATAACGTATTGCGATGGTTCGAACTGCTTGATCGTGAGGACAAGACCGATGCTCAAAAGGGCGTCATTGGTTGGCATATGTTCGTTAATGCTAATGGGGTCGCGCCAGAAGACCGGTTAAAGGCACTTCAGTGGATTAATCAGTACATCGGCCAGCAACCATATCATGACTCGGAAATTCAGCCAGCAACCGATGAAGAATCATCAGTAACAGGCGGAGCACAAGAGGAGTTTTTCTCTTACGTTCAAGATGCGCCTGCTATTTGGTCAAGCATACGAGCATTTTATGGCGTCGACTTAGAAGACGAACTAGGAAAGCTACATTGGCACAAGTTCCGTGCCATGTTGGATGGCTTACCGGGTTCGTCTTATTTCATGCGCATCATTGATATTCGGCAACGATCTCGTCAGGGACTTGAAGGCAAGGATTTGATTAACTTGGTTGATTTGCAGAATTACTACATCTTGGATAAGTACCGTAATGCAAAGCACTCCGCAGAGGCGGCTGATTTCTTTGCTGCATGGGCGTCCAGCGCAAACCAATAATGAAAGGGGGAACACACAATGGCAGCAGATGGAACGATCTCGATTGAAGTTGCTCTAAAGGGCAAGGATCAGCTCATTAGTGATACCGAGCAAGCTGACAAAATACTAACTGACTTTGGTAGCCAAGCTGGCGATAAGATGGATAATGCCATCAAAGAGAACACAGATAAGGCTAAGCGGACTCTGGCTAGTTTTCCCAAAGAGGTCAAAACTGAACTCATTGCAGAAGCCAGAGATGCTGGCATTAAGAATTTCAGTGCCGTTTTGAAAAAGCTACCTAAAGAACAGCGAGTTGAATTGCTGACCAAGGTAGAAGACGGTAAAGCTATTAATTTTGAGAAATTGATTAAGTCGCTTCCCAAGGAAGTTCAGAGTGAAATCAAGGTCAAAGATGAAGCTACCGTTCCCCTTGAGAAGATTGAGAAGAAACAACAGGATATTCCGGGCAAAAAAGAAACCACTGTAAAGGCTAATGATCACGCATCTGCGCCTTTACGTCACATCAGCAATGAAGCAGACGATACCGGTCGGCATTTCAGAGGCTTACGGGATATTATAGCTGGCACCATGATCGGGAATTTGTTAAGCAACGGTTTCATAATGGCTCAAAGTACTATCACCGGTTTGGTCGGTGATCTTAATGAAGCAAGTGCATCATGGCAGACATTTAATGCTAACATGCAGAACCTTAACATGCCTGATAAACAAATTGCTGCGACCAGAAAGGAACTGCAGGAGTATGCGCAGCAGACCATCTACTCTGCGTCTGACATGGCTACGACCTACAGCCAGTTAGCTGCTGTTGGTACTAAAAGTACCGATATCTTGGTAAAAGGATTCGGCGGCTTAGCTGCTGCTTCGGCAGATCCTGCGCAGGCGATGAAAAGTCTGTCGCAGCAAGCGACTCAAATGGCAGCTAAACCAAAGGTTCAGTGGCAAGACTTTCAAATCATGCTCGAACAATCACCGGCTGGTATGGCTGCCGTGTCCCGAAAGATGGGCATGAGTACTTCTGAACTGATTGCTAAAATACAAGATGGCAAAGTCACAACAGGAGAGTTTTTTGACGCTATTGAGAAAGCGGGCAATGCACCGGGCTTTCAAAAGATGGCCACACAATACAAGACGGTTGGGCAAGCGGTTGACGGGCTCAAAGAAACGATTACTAACCGTTTGATAGGGGCATTTCAATCAGTATCCCAGTCTGGGATCAAAACCGTCAGCTTGCTTACAGATTCGATCAGTGGTATCAATTTCGATAATTTGGCTAAAGGGATTACTAAACCGATTGATTATATTAACGCGCACTTCGATACCGTGACAGATATTGCAAAAAATATTTTTAAAATTGGTCAAATTATCGGTGGCACGATATTCAAAACTGCGTATGACGTTGTTATTGATATTGCCAAGGCTTTGGGGCTAGTAGATGATAAAAGCAATAAGGTTAAGGACCCTCTCAATCAGATTGATGGTATTTTGAAAAACATTGTTTCGCATAAAGACGATATCGAAAATCTAACCAAAGTTTGGTTGGCGTTCTTTGCCATCAAAAAAATTACCGGTTGGATTAAGTCAGTAAACGAAGCCAGAAAAGCAATCATGGAGCTAGGCATTGCAACCAAGATATTTGGTGACGGTTCCGGTAGCGGAATCAGCCTTCCAAGCTTGGGGAAAAAGAGAGCAACCGGTACTGCAGTCGAAGACGCCGAAAGCGTGGCTGTTAATTCTAGCAAACGAGGCGGTTTATTCAGCCGTATTTTCTCTGGTGGCACTGCCAAAATTGGAGAGAACGCGCTTGAAGATTTAAGTGGCGCATCCAGTTTCACGTCCAAATTTTCAAAAGCCGCTGGAGCAGCAAAAGGGTTAGCTGGAATTGGCACTGCCATTAGTATTATCTCCTCATTAGGAGACTTGGCAGGGTCTACCAAAAAAACTATCGGTGGAAATGCCGGTGGTGCTGCTGGTGGTGCCCTCGGCACTTGGGCTGGTGGCGCTGCCGCAGGAGCCGCTGTCGGTACATTTGCAGGCCCTATAGGCACTGCTATTGGTGCTGGTTTAGGAGCTGCCGCTGGAGGTGTGGCCGGTTCTAGTGTTGGTAAGAAGATTGGCAAAGAGGTTCAAAAAGGTGTTGAATCCACTTTCCATCCGAAACTTAGCAACGGTATGACAAAAGCAACCGAAAAGTTACATGGTGGCGTAAAGTCATTTGTAAAGTCCTATCAAAGTGACATGGACAAGATCATGGGCGACACCATCATGCTTGGCAGTGCCACTGGTAAACAGGCTGGCAAAATCGAAGCTGATATGACCAAAGCATATGCTAACATGTCAAAAAACGTTGACAAATACTATAAAAACAAAGAAAGCAAGTCAAAAAAAGACTTGGACTTGCTGGTCAAAAATGGTTCTATTACTCAAAAACAAGCTGATGAAGCTCTGGCTAAAGAGAAGAAGAACGATGCCACTAAAGCCGCCCAAATGAAGAAATCATATGCTGACATGCAAAAGGAGAGCGAAAAATACTTCAAACAACGTAACGGTATCGAGAGCAAGTACGAAAAGAAGAGTACCAATGCTGTCAACAAGATTTTGAAAGATCGTGCCGCTCAACGCGAAAAGCTTGTCAAAGCAGGTGCTACTAAGGAAGAGCTTGCTGGATTTGACGCCACGACTGCGCGCAAAGTTGCGGCAGCGAAAAAGAAGCTCAAAGGCCAAGAGGATAAAGATCTTCAAAAACTGCAAAAAAGCCATCTTAAAAGCATGAAGACTTTACAGTCGCAAGCAGATGCCAACACTTATCAAAGCTTAAAAGTGAGTGCGGGCAAGGAAAAGGACCTTTTGCAGAAGCTGTCAGAAGACAAGCACAAGATGGGCCAGAAAGAACTAAAGGAAGTCATCTCTACTTCGGCAAAGCAGACTAATGCTGTCGTCACTGCCGCTAACAAAACTTACAACGAAGCAAAGGACGCTGCTAACAAGAAATACAAGGCAACGACTTCTGCCGCTGAAACAGAATATTATGTCAATCACTCTATCTCAAAGTCTCAGTATGAAAAAATTGTCGGAGATGCCAAGAATCAGCGTGACGATACAATCAGTGCTGCTAAGAAGCAACGTGACGGCACTGTCAGCCATGCCAGAAAGCAACACAATGAAGTCGTTTCCGAAGCCACAAAACAAGCTGGAGAACACAAGAGTGCGGTAAATACCGAAACAGGTGATGTTAAGAGCATTTGGAATCGATTCTTAGATGGCGTTGCTGGTGTTTGGAACCACCTGATTGATGCATGGAATTGGGTAGGAAAACTTTGGGGCAAAAGGCCTTCTCGCCACTGGAACCGTTACGCCATTGGTACTGGTGGTACACGAGAAGATCAGCTTGCCGTTGTTGGTGAAGAGGGATTTGAGTTGGCCCATCATCCTAGTCTTGGTATTTTTCCACTGGGCGTTCACGGTATGGAAACAACTTTCTTACCAGCCGGAACAAGCGTTTTGCCTCACAACCAATCAGAAGAATTCTTAAAGATGACTAATGCATTGCCCCACCATGCTACCGGTATTTTTGGTACTATCTCTGATTTATTTGATGGTGCTAAAAAAATCGCTTCTGGAGTTGGCTCAGAGATTGCGCATGCGTTCGGTAGTGCTATGAATTTCATTGATAAGGGTGTATCTGGCGCTTGGAGTTGGATTGAAGGCAAGACTGGTATTAAGAAACTTGCAAGCAATGATGGTCAAAAATGGTCGTCAATGCGGTCTGATTTTGGTGGCGGGACTCTTAAAGGAATTAAAGACGGATTTTCAAACGTATTTACATCTCTATTCAAGAAAGCCAAAGAGGATGAAACGTCTGGTGGAAACTACAACCCAGAATTGATTTGGAAAGCCGCAAAAGAGATGGGATTGAGCCCATCAGGCAGCTTTATCCGCATGCTTCAGGCTACCATTCAGTCTGAAAGTGGTGGCCGCAACATTGTTCAACAAATCCATGATATTAACTCAGGCGGCAACGAAGCGCGAGGAATATTGCAATATACTCCTGGTACATTTATGCATTATGCGATTCCTGGACATACTAATATCATGAACCCTTACGACCAGTTGCTCGCATTTTTCAATAACTCAGATTGGCAAAATAGTATTGGTAACACTGTCATTTGGGGTCATGCGAAGACTGATTGGTTGCATTCTGGTCCTCAGGGCAGCCGGCGCTTAGCCTATGGTGGAAGATTTGATAAAGCCACATCGGCTGTGGTCGGTGAGGACGGTACTGAGTATGTTGTCAATGTTACAAAAGATAATGCTGATCAGTTACTCATGGCAGCGATAGCTGAACGTGCCAAGACTAGTTCTTCTAGTATCTTTGCCAAGGCACTTCAAGGATTTAAATCATCACAGATTCAGGCAATTAATTCAGTTCCTGATGTTCAAAACGCTATCAACAGCTTTAGTACCGGCACAGCACAACCAAAAGTAATTAATGTTCAAACCGATGTATCACTGAATGGCAGGAGCATGGCCCGCGAATTGGCCAAGCCAATACAAATCGAGATCAATCGAAACAGCAGCATTCGTCTTCGTCGAAAAGGGGTGACACAACTATTATGACAATGGCAATAACTTTTAATGATATTAACATTTCAAAGTGGATTGATGGCATTCTGCTTGTCACTAGAAACGTTGGGCAAAATCGTGTTCCACAGCTTGACCAAGTTGGCCGCTCTGATGGGAAGATGTTCTCATACATTAGAGCAGATGAAGGCACTATCACGGTGACTGCTATCGTTCGAACTGATGTCAATAAAAAGCGCAGGCTTCTTGCAGATGCCCTGACTACTTCAACACCAGCTAAACTTGTTTTTGCTGATGAGCCAGATGTATATTACAATGCCATTTCAACTGGACAGATCACTTTAGACGAGGCTTATCTTCACAATACGCTGACCATAACGTTCACTGTCCCCGATGGCATCGCCCACTCGGTAGCCACGCAGACGGCTGACAACACGCCATACAAGGACGTGCCAGTAAACCTTTACCTAAACTCCAGAACGATTGGAGACGGCTACGGTACGAATAACGGTGCGGAGGTAACGGTGGAGCCTTTTGATAGCACTACTAACATGTGGCACATTGTAGCACCACAGGGCAGTGGTGGGTTCTGTGGTATATATATTGGTGGATATGGCAATGGGAAATTACCAGATAACTCAGATTGGTCTTATAGTGCTGATATAAAAGGTACGGGTAAGGTTCAAACTTTTGGTATAGAAGCTGGAGATAAAACCCCCCCAGTAGGCACCATTGGTAGTGAATGGTCTCGTATTAGCCAAAGCGGACACGTTGGCAGTGGTGATAAGACGATTACCATGTATTTTGACGTTGCTAACAGTCCGTTAGACGTTTATATCAAGTTGCCTAAGCTACAAACTGGTAAAATGCCTTCGTTATGGTCGCCTAACCCAGCTGATCCTGAATACTATACCGACACCATCACAGTTCACAATGGTGGCACTTATCCTGTCGATCCGGTTATTACGGCAACTATGCACGCTGATAACGGGTTGATTGCCTTCATTAACAACCAAGGTGGTGTTTTACAGTTTGGCAATCCAGAAGAAGCCGATGGCGTTGAGCGAAAGCATTCAGAAGTAGCACGATATGAAGGCTTCGATAAAGAGCCAGCTGGTGCGGCTTATAACACTGGACAAACTAACAGCCATTACTACTATATCAAGGCTCAAAAAAATGTCATGGAAGGTTCAGTCAAGTATGCGGATGACGATGGTTCCGCAGTTGAGCCAGTCTTCTTGCCAACCAATTCACATTATTGGGAAGGACCTTCCCTGCATCTTAAGACAACAAATGCATCTAATGGCAGCAATACTGGGAGCCTCATAGCCAAATGGCGCTACAAGTTCAATTCTAGTGTTAATGCCTTAGGCGCCATTGAAATGACGCTTGATAATGATACGGGCGTGGCCTATCAGGTGATTATCAGATCAAACTATGCTGGTAAAGATGATGTCGATGTCCAAGTGTTTGCGGGATCAACATTAGTTTTCCAACAGACACTTAACCGCAGTGTTTTCAGCAACGGCCGCTATTATGAGGCTAAGTTGACCAAGCTTGGTAGTACGCTCAATCTGCAGCTTGCTGGTATTGTTCAAGGCGGTATTAAGCCATCTGAAGTGGTTACAAGAAATCCACCGCTGATAATGCCGCCAATCATGTTGACATCAGATGAAGCGTCGCTTCCAATCACGGGAGCGACGCTTTGGTTTCAGCGATTTGAAAACTATCCATATCCCGATATGGGCGTTTATGACATGGATATTGAATGGCTCAACGTTGATTACTGGACTGATTTGAAGAACCGCTTTGGTGCCGGTGACGTTGTGACGATTGATGTTGCTAACCGACAAATTTTGGTTAATGGTGTGATTAATACAAACTTACAGATGATTGACAATGATTGGAAAAAATTCAGGTTGCTTCCGGGTGACACACAGATTTTGACTCAGCGTTCTTCTTGGGCACAGCCATATGAAGTAGAAGTAGCATTTAAGGAGGCGTTTTTGTAATGGCTGATTTTTATTTTACCGACAGAAAATACAATCAGCTTGGCATTGCGTCAACTGATGAGCTTGCGTCTAGTTCGGTGATTGCTATTGATGATATTGGCGGTCAAGAAGGTGACTATCATTCAGTTGATGGCGGCTACCGCTCCTACAGTGCAACGCTGCATTTTTCTCCAGATCATTCGGCTCAGGTCAAAGAAATGGCTAAGGTGGGTAATTTTGTCTTGTTCAAGGGCCGTGCTGGTGAATCAGTTTGGACAACCATTCTGAGTTCCGAGCATGATCCACTAGCAGGCACAAATACGTTTGTGGCAGAGGACGCCAGCATTGATTTAATTAATGGAACCGTTGGTGCTTACGCGGCCTCACGCGCAATGACAATCGCTCAGTATATTGAACTTTTTGCTGGTGATTCGGGATTTGTGATCGGCTACAACGAGATTCCTGATCTAACGCGGACTTTGAAATGGGATTCAGACGATTCATCTATTCTTGCCAGAATTCTGTCAGTTGCCACACAGTTCGGTGTAGAGCTAAGCTTCCGGTTTGAAGTCAGCGGCTTGTCCGTCATCGGAAAGTATATTGATATTAGGAAACACATCGGCGGCAACAAGGGCATTTATCTGCATGTAGACACTGATCTTAATAAGATTGTTACGACTAGTGATATTGCTGACTTGTGTACTGCTATTGCTGGTACCGGAGGTACACCAGAGGGCAGTAACGATCCTATCACACTCAAGGGTTACCACTGGATCGATCCTAATGGTCGTTACGTATTGGGCGATGATGGCGTATTAAGAGACCCAGTAGCGCTTAGGACTTGGAGCCGTTTATTATCAAACAGTAACCCAGATCCTAAAGATGCTCACATCACGCGCACCAAAACCTATGAAGCCACTACTCAAGCAACGCTTCTACAATCGGTTCTATCTGACTTGGAGAAGTTCAATCACCCAGCAGTCAACTACGAAGTTGACATTGCCAAGCTGCCTGATACTGTCAATATAGGCGACACTGTTTATCTGGTTGATGAAGATGAGCAGCTTTTTCTTTCTGCGAGAGTACTAGAGCTTACCTATTCATACTCAAATGAATCAGGGACGGCAACTCTTGGAGATTATTTGATTCAAGCTAGTCAAGTTGATCCGGCTTATCGAGAACTAGCTGACCAAATCAAGAATATCAAAACGGTTCAATATTACCCTTGGCTTCGTTATGCCGATGACGACAAGGGTACCAACATGAGTGCCTTCCCAAGTGGCAAGAAGTACATGGCAGTCGTATACAGCAACAAGTCATCCGTACCAAGCGATGATCCCGCTGATTACGCTGGCAAGTGGGCGTTGATTCAGGGTGCTGATGGTAAAGACGGTGTTCCCGGTGCTAAGGGTGCCGATGGTCGTACTGCTTATGCCCACTTTGCTTACGCAAATAGCCAAGACGGCAAGACCGACTTCTCAACTACTGACCCTAACCGTAAGTATATTGGCTTCTACAGCGACTTCTCATCCGGTGACAGCACCAATCCAAGCGACTATAACTGGTCACTGATCAAGGGTGCGGATGGTGCTGATGGCAAAGATGGGGTGCCAGGTAAAGCAGGTGCCGATGGCAAGACATCGTACTTCCATATTGCATATGCTGACAGTAGTGATGGTAGAACGAACTTTTCGCTCGATACTCCCGGCTCTAGAAAATATATTGGTAGTTATACAGACTTCACACAAGCAGACAGTAATAATCCGGCTGTTTATAGTTGGCAACTAGTGCAAGGGCCAAAAGGTGACACTGGTGTTGGTATCCCGGGCCCTAAGGGAGCCGATGGCAAAACTAGCTACTTTCATACAGCCTATGCTAACAGCATTGATGGGAAACAAGGCTTTTCAACCACAGATGGCAATGGTAAGTCTTATTTCGGCCAATATGTTGACCAGACCCAAGCAGATAGCACGGACCCGACTAAATACTCGTGGGCACTGTTCAAGGGGACTGATGGTCGAGACGGCAAAGACGGGAGCGATAATGTACCGGTCATTACTGTTGGTGCTGCATATCCATCTGGTCCTAAAAAAGGGGATATGCATTGGTTAACTGATAGTAGTGGCGTTGTAACGGGCTATTACACTTATGATGGTTCTGCTTGGAATCCTTATAAGATTGACGCAAAGATTCTTTCTGCTGAAACCTTCAACGGTATGACTTTCAACGGGGTTACATTTACCGGTTCCAAGTTCATTTCCTCTTTTAAAGGTATAAAGCCCGATGGCACAGCCGATTTTTCTGTTCATGGCACAACGACAATAGCAGATGGCTCAATTGTTACTGATACGTATTCTGATACTGACAATACTCATATCACACATGTGGTCATGGACCAGTTCGGTTTTCTTAGCAATATCTACAACAAAGGAGAACTGATGGCCAGCACACAAATGTCTCTGGGCATGTTGACGTTGGGAAGTTCGTATCAGGATTACGCGAACACAAAGCCATATTGGGTTACGAGTAGTCTTGACGCATTGGCAATTACTAGACTTAACAATGTTGGTGCTCTATTGTGGCAAGGTGTGAATTTAATGGGATGGAGTGGCGCAGATCAAGAGGCCACGCCTAGCAAACCCATTAGCGATTGCTTAAATGGCTGGTTGCTGGTTTGGTCTGAATACAAAAATGGCGTGGCTCAGGATTATGACTACATTGTGACTCCGATCTATCGATCGTATGTGCAGGCTCATCCAGGCAAGCAGGTGACGCTTCAGATGGTCGCCTATGGCGCGGCTTCTTTTAACAAGAAGGTTTACCCAACAAATCAAAAAATTGTGGGTGATAGGAATAACTCTGGAGGCGCTGGTAATCCTTCGATTGCTGGAAATTATACACTTGTTAACATTTTTGCTTTTTAGGGGGTCAAAATATGAAAGTAAGACTTGATACACAAGCAGATGGCTTCATTTATGCATGGGGGACCGACTACACAAGCGATAATGTGGTTGATATAGACGAGAATGAACTCAAAAAGATTGTCGCAGGTGCTTCTAAGCTGGTTGGTGGCAAAATTGTTGTCGATCAGCAGCGAGTTACTGATCTTTATCCGGCTGATGCAATGCCAACACCGTCACCAGAACAGCAGATGATCGCTGCATTGTATGCCCGCGTGACAAAGATTGAGGATGGTGGAAAAAATGAGTGACTTTGAATTTTGCAGTATGCTCCATTCTTGGGGGTGCCCGATAGAACAATACGTAGGCCAGCAAATAACTGAGGATCAATACAAGCAAATTACAGGCAGTGACTATGTCGCCAGTAAAAGCTAGCGGCTATTTTTATGGAAGGAAGTGATGACAATGCTAAATAAAATCAGAGATCACCCGACACACACAGCACTCGCCATTGGCATGATTGCCATTGGCTTGTTTCTAATCATCAATGACCATTATTTCATCTGGCCCCCACATTACTCTGACTGGTTAAACGATGACATTGTGGGGTTTTTGTTTGTCATTGATGGACTCGGAATTGGGGGTTGGGTGCTATGGGAAATACAGTTAGCAGTGACCAATCGTCTGTTGCTTACGACTACCAGCTTTTTAATGTCGTTCTTGACAATACTGCAATTACTGACCTCAATCTCAACTGGAATCTACACAAGTTGGATCAGCAATGCGATCATAACAGCCTTCGTGCTGATTCTGGCGCGAAGGAGTGACAGCCGTGACAGCAGCGATAACCAAAGCAATAGTTGATTTTGCCCCATATCTTGCCGGTATAGCATCGGCCGTTATTGCCTTCATGACCTACCGCGAGGGTAAACGGAAGAATAGGCATGATGAGCTTGAGGATATGAATGACAGATTACGCGCAGACAATGACCGTTTGAGACGTGAGAATGAGCGTCTCAGAAAGGAAAACAAATCATGAATAATTGGACAGATCTTGTAGTATCACTTGCAGTAGCAGCAATCCCAATCATTGGGGCTTGGATCTCAAAACAATTGCTGGCTAACAAACAGGCATTGGCCTTGGTAAAGGTATTAGGCCCATTGGCAAATGCTGCGGTAACAGCAGCAGAACAGCTCGGTGTGACACAGGCGATTGACGGCGCGGTCAAGAAATCGACTGCCATTCAGGCTGTGAAAGATGGTTTGAAGTCACTTGGTTTCACCGGCACAGACGAGCAGACAATTGCCAACGCAGTTGAGAAAGCTTTTGCGGACTTGAAAGACAGCCTAGCAGAAACCTATCCACAAAAGACAGTTGATCAGGAAGCATCTAATCAAGATAAGGTAGCTGCCGCAGCTCAGGCGGCCGCAGATGCAGTTAAGGCTCAGCTGGCACCATCGTCTGTTGCTCCACAGCAATAAGGAGGACACCATGAAATTTAAAACTAAACTAATCACCTTGGTAGTCGCCTTCTTGGCGGCTATTTCTTTTGCCTTGCCATTGCAGGTCAATGCAGCAAATACCAATATGGTGGATACTTCTAATCACAACGGATTGATGACGTATGACAATTACTATGACATGCTGGTTCATTACGGAGTCAAAGCAGTTGTTCAAAAGGTTAGTGAGGGGACTACTTATGTAGACCCAACAGCTAAGTATAATTTGGCGAGTGCGAAGCAAGCCGGACTTTATCTTAACGGTTATCACTTTGCCCGTTACACCACAGTTGAGGGAGCACGTGCAGAAGCACGATTTGCCGTAGCCGCAGCTCAGTCTGCAGGTCTTCCAATCGGAGCTGTTCTAGCAACCGATGTGGAGGCAAGCGAGCAAGCTAATAATAATTATGCGGCGAATACCGCAAACAACAAGGCATTTATGGAAGTTGTTCAAGCAGCAGGATATCGGTCAACTATCTATACAATGGGTAGCTGGGTCGGCACAAAAATGTCTGTTGATAAAGGATGGATTGCTGATTATCCATATAACACGAGTCGTGATCGATACACGAGCCATCATGCTTGGCAATTTCGGAGTGATCAACAATTCGCTGGTAGCTATGGTAACTTTGATGTCAGTCAGCTATATGATGATTTCTTTACTGCGAATCAGACACCCAGCCCTTCAGCACCTGTAACACCGGCACCAAGCCAGTCAGCGAAATCGAATGTAGCCAGTGATACCAACTATGCACAAACTGGTGTTTTCAAGCCATCCGCGACTGTTAACATCCGCACTGGTGCCGGCACCGGATATGCATCCGTTGGTAGCTATGCACCCGGTGAAAGCGTGATTTATGATCACGTGTATATCCGTGGCACATATGTTTGGGCACGGTACCTCAGCTACTCAGGCAGGTATCACTACGTTGCCTTGGGCGTAAATGGTGGTGAGAGCTATGGCTCGCGTTCGTCTGGATATACTTCGCCGGTAAGCCACACGTACTACACAGTCCACTATGGTGACAGCTTCTGGAGCATTGCCAGCAAGTATGGCATCAGCATGTACACGCTAGCCGCTAACAATGGCAAGTCAATCTACAGCCTGATCTACCCAGGCGAAAGCCTGTATATCAGGTAA